CATCCTAAACCAGATAACTATAGCTTATCTGAATGGAAGCATATGGTTGCTTGCTATCATACAAGTAAAGGTCATGTTGTAAAAGATATTAAAAACTATTACGACGAACACACCGATAAAAATCCAATGTATCCGACAATCCTCGGAACAGAAGTAGGAATGGAGGTCCAATGGAGTCCAGCAAAAATATAAACATGCTAGTCGATGCTGATTCTATTTTCTTTAAGGTAGCATATGGTGCTAAGAGTGAATCCGATCTACGCAAAAACTACGATAGCTTCTGTCGAAAGATGGAACTAACAGTTAAGAATAAGCTAGCGAACCTCTTTGACGAAGATGAAACCTTCAATACATACTATGCTGTTAAAGGCAATGGTAACTTCCGTAAGGATTTGTATAAAGAATATAAGAGTCATCGTCCAAACCTAGATCAAGACATAAAAGATAAGCTAAACTTTTTACACCGATACTCTATTGACAATGGTGCAATAGCTGCTGATGGTATGGAAGCCGATGATCTTGTTGCAATCTGGGCGTATGAAGCTAGAGAGAATGAAGATCAGTACGTTATCTGTGGTATTGATAAAGACTTACTACAGATACCAGGTAACCACTATAACTACGGTAAAGACACATGGCAATTCATCGATGATGATGAAGGACACTTACGTCTTATGCTTCAGTGTTTAACTGGTGACAGCGCAGACAATATCCCAGGGCTTAAAGGTATTGGACCTAAGAAAGCGGAGAAGATTCTCCAAGGTATACCTGAAAAACGCAGATGGAATAGAGTTAAAGCTGCTTGGCGTGGTCATGGTGGTTCGCTTAAACAACTAGACATTAGCTATCAACTACTTAAGATGCTAACATCATGGAAGGAATATGACGATATTAGAACACACCTTTACGGTGAAGCCTCTGTCAGCAAACAACATGACGTATCGCAACAAGTCGATCAAGCAGAGGATATACATCGACTATCAGAATGAACTACGTGATGAAATCCGAGGGGTCGAGTGGCCCTTCGGTGATGATCAAGTTGAGTTCTATATTGTAGCAGGCTTCTCAAATCGAGCAGCTGATATTGATAATGTAATTAAACCACTCCTTGATACGTACCAAGGTATCTTCGAGGAGTTCAATGATAACAAGGTGTATCATGCAGAACTACATAAAACAATCGTCCCTAAAGGAAGAGAGTTCCTCTACGTTAGAGTGGGACGAATATCAGAATCAAAAATACAGGAAGGAACGGCGGTTGCAGAAGCGGCAAGCGAGTTCTATAAAACGGAAACAGACCCGACAAGCTAAGGAAGAAAGGCTCTGGAGATGACTAGATATACACAAACAGAATGTCCTAACTGCGATTCATCAGATGCGTTTACAATCTATGAGGATGGCGGATACTGTTTTTCATGTAACTATTCAGATAAGAAAGTATCAAAAGAAATGAATGATTTCAATAGCATACCTACTGCAACCTCAACTAATAAGCTAGCTGAGATTATGGATCTTAACAGCTTTGCCATTACCTCTCGAGGTATTAGTAAGGCAGTTGTCGATCACTTCGGAATTAAAATGGCAGTCAATCCTGATGGTTCAGGTGGCTCACACTTCTATCCATATACTAAGGATGGAAAAGTAATTGCCTATAAAGAACGGCAGTTACCTAAAACCTTTTATATTCAAGGTGACTTTAAAGATACCGAACTATTCGGTCAGACCCAAGCTATGGGTGGGAAGTCTCTTGTAATTACTGAAGGTGAACTAGATGCTTGCGCAGTTGCTCAGGCATTCTACGATAAGTATGGTAAGATCTACCCAGTAGTATCAATACCTTCTGCATCTGGAACTAAAGTATTACTTGAGCAACTGTCTTTCATTAGACGGTTCGAAACAGTTGTGCTATTCTTCGATCAAGATGAAGCAGGTCAAGCAGCCGTTGAGAAAGCAGCAAAGATTATCGGAGCTGGTCGTGCAAAGGTTGCTAAGCTACTAGAGAAAGATCCTTCCGATGAACTCCTAAAGCATGGGTCAGCTAAACTACTGCAAGCTTACTGGGACGCACAAACGTGGTCCCCTGCCGGTATTGTAGTTGGTGAGCCTATCTGGGATCAGTTTAAGGCACGTCAAGAAGTGGAAAGCATTCCATATCCTGATTGTCTTAATGGTTTAAACGAAAAACTACAAGGAATAAGACATGGTGAAATTACTTTGTTTACCTCTGGTACTGGCAGCGGTAAGTCTACTGTCATTAAAGAGATTGCTCTTGATCTATTGGCTAAAACTAACGATAAGATTGGACTCATATCTCTCGAAGAAAGTGTTGGAGACACTGCTGAAAAGTTTATCAGCATGTCGCTCCAGCGATCTAGCATGGACCTCAAGGCTATCCCAGATGCAGAACTGCGACGAGGCTTTGAGCAAGTGTTTAAAGATGAACGCCTTGTTCTTCTTGATCATCAGGGATCTTGCTCTGACACTTCTCTACTGGATAAGATCGAATATATGGCACTCATGGGGTGCAAGTATCTTATCCTTGATCACATTACCATTGCAGTATCTGAAGGCTCTGAAGGATTGGGTGGTAACGAAGCTGTAGATAAACTCATGAGTGATCTACTTAAGATTGTGAAGAAGCATAACGTCTGGCTGGGTTTGATCTCACACTTGCGTAAAGCAACAGGCGGTAACAAATCATTTGAGGAGGGTAACCTTGCGTCAATCGATGACATCAAAGGCAGTGGCTCGATCAAGCAGATCTCGTTCGACATCATTGCCTTTGCACGAAACCTCGTCTCGGACAACCTGCTCGAGCGAAACACAATTAAGTTTAGAGTCCTCAAGTCGCGCTTCACTGGACAGACTGGTTCAGCAGGCGCTGCAGTTTACTCCTCCGAAACAGGGCGACTAAGCTCAACCCTTGATGAAACATTTACGAGTATCTAATGCCAGATCAAAAGAAGCTAGACCAGCTCTTCATCGATATAGCACATCGCGTATCTTTGATGAGCCACGATGCTGATACTAAAGTCGGTGCGGTAATTGTTAAAGATGGTAACATCTTAAGTATGGGATATAACGGCATGCCTTCGGGCATGTCGAATGACTGTAAACATAGTACCGGCGTAACAAAGAAAGAGGTGATCCATGCAGAAGCAAATGCTATATGTAAACTAGCACGTAGTACTGGATCATCTGAAGGCGCAACTATATACTGTACACTTTCACCGTGTATAGAATGTGCAAAACTTATTTTACAGAGTGGTATTACACGCGTAGTATTTGCTGAGGATTATAAAGATGACTCAGGTAAACTAATGCTTATGCCATTACCACATATGACCATAGATAGGATTGAATATGCAAGCACAGCTCCAGTATCTAACGGAGAAAATAAGAAAAGCTAAAGCGCATATTGCTTGCAGTCTGTTAAAGATGACAACTGAAGCAGACCTCGAAGCCTACCTTGTGTTTACAATGGATACAATTCAGCAACACTTCACACGTAATAGTATGCGTGGTAACAAATCATATCAAGGTGAAGCTAACCTTACTCACTTGAGTACAACAGTTGGCGCATATATCTTAGATGATATTAAATATTATCATGATGATCAACCACCTTGGGAATGGTTTAAGCTACGTGTAATGATGGGTGATCTGTTTCTTGAAGCGTTCTATCAAACACACCAGATTAATATTGGCAAGAATAAAGACGATGCCTTTGTTGCTATGGAAAATCTGGACCGTAGTCTAAAGAGAAGTCGTACACATTACATTGTTGTGCCAGAGCTATGGGATCTACCTATCCCTGCCGGTTCTAAGAACCTACTACTCGGTACAACATTTGAAAGACCTGAGGATATCTCAGAACTCATGCAACCTACAGAGCGTCCGGTAATTAAAGGATGGACTGAGCAAAGGAGGAATGAGTTTATGCAATACCTCAGTCGCGACTTTGTTAAAAGCATGAATGTTCTACAGCAAACCCCTTGGAAAATTAATATACAGATCAGGGACGCTCTTTATCGTAACCGACAAAAGATTCTTGATCAGTATCAACACCTCCCAAAGAAATATAAATCTAAGGTAATTGAATTTGATTTAACAATGGCTCGCTCTACCTTAATCGAAGACCGAACCTTCTATCAATACACTGAAGCAGATTATCGTGGTCGTATATATTATACTACACCCTTCTTAAACTTTCAAAGTAATGATATTGCCAGAGGACAAATGCTATTTGCAAATGGTAAACTCATGACTGAAGAGGGTCTTAAAAGATTGAAGATACATATTGCCTGCTGCTATAATCAAACCTTTAGTAAAGATAAATTACCTGACTGGTTATCTACAAACTACCAACCTTATCTTGAGGACGAAGGTCTGGATGATATCTCTGTAGATAAGATGACACTGCA